TTCGGACTTACTGCTTCAATAGATAGTATATCAGTAAAAGAATATACAGTAAACAACCTAGCAAGAGTAAACTATACAGGTAGCACTTCAAGTTTATTAGCAGAACCACAATCAACTAATCTTATTACCTATCCTGTATCATTTGACAATGCATATTGGACTAAATCAGGTGCTACGGTTACAGGAGGATTTACCTCTCCAAGTGCAGACTATACAACGAGTGCTTATAAGTTGGTGGCTGATACATCAAACGCAAATATAATATCAAGACCGCAACTAATATCTAACACAGCTAATACTAATTCAATTTACTTAAAAAGAGTTTTAGGAACAGGTACTGTATCTATATTTAATGCAGCAGGAAACGAAACACTTGTTACCTTAACAAACGAATGGCAAAGGTTCAGTACATCTATTTCTGTAAACCCTGCAAACGCTTATCACGGAGTAAGAGTTTATGATTTAGGAGATGAAGTTATGGTATTTGGAGCTCAAACAGAACAACTATCATATCCAACTTCTTTAATATACAACGGTGTAGAGGGAAGTACAGTAACACGTAACAAAGACCAATACACAAAGACAGGTATTAGTGATAAGATAAATAGTGAGGAGGGGGTTTTGTTTGTTGAGATTGCTAATTTATTATCAAGTGGAGGAGATGGTTATTTAAGTTTATCTGATGGAACTCCTAGTAATAGGGTAACCATTAGATTTACAGCCACTACAAATAATTTAGCTTGTCAGTATGTTATAAGTAATATAAACCAAACATCAATGGATAATGTTCTAACAGATAGGACTGTATTCAATAAGATAGCTTTTAGATATTCTTTAAATAATTTTAGTGTTTGGGTAAATGGTATTGAGTTATCAACAGACACAAGTGGTTCAGTATTACCCAATGACACACTTGTAAAATTGTCATTTGATAATGGAGTTGCAGGAAATTCACCTTTTTATGGCAAAGTAAAACAACTACAAGTATTTAAAACTGCACTTTCAGATTCAGAACTAATTGCATTAACATCATAAATAAAAAGAAATGAATATAAATAAATTACAATACGACACAAAAGCAGAAGGAGATGCTGACTTACTTGCTAAAGGTACTTATGAAGTAATAACTGAAGAAGGTGTTACTCAAGATGTGTACAAAAATGGCACTCAAGCTATAGTCTACATAGGACAAATAGTAGAGATACCAGCAACTTATGATAAAGATGGTAACGAGCTTACTCCACCTGTTTACTTTGATGGAGTATTCTACGACTTAATGACTACAGAAGAAATTGACTTTGGAACTAATGAAATATTCCCTACAGATTGTGTACATTCGTTCTTAGGATATGCAAAAAATGCTGAAGGTACTGACATAGACCCTGATGAATTAATAATAGAATAAAAATGGAAAATATACTAAGTGTAGATTTATCAAGTGTTACATCTCCAATAGTCAAAGAGATAAGGGGTACAGATTGGATAGAATATGGAACTGAGGAATGGGCTAATTTATATCCACAATTCCTTATTGACTTATATTACAATTCTAGTACTCACGCAGCTATAATAAATGGTACTGCTGAAATGATAGCAGGGGAAGATATAGTTATTGATGAAGAAGGAGAAGATGAAAATTTAGATAGGTATATAAAATTAAAGAATTTCTTTTATCACGTTAACGGAAAAGAAACTTTACACGAAGTAATAAAAAAAGTAAGTTTAGATTTTAAACTTCAAGGTGCTTTTGCCTTACACCTGATTTGGAATAAGGCTAAGACAGAAATCGTAGAACTGTATCACATCCCTGTAGAAAGAGTTAGGGCAGGAATCCCAAATGCTATGGGTGTAGTTGATTGTTACTATGTTTCTGCTGATTGGAGTGATACAAGAGAGAACAGACCTACACCTATACAAGCATTTAATGTAAATGATAGAACAGGTGCTAGTCAATTGCTTTATAGTGGCTTATATAGCCCTAATATGGATGTATATCATACCCCTGACTACATAGCAGCAAATAATTGGGCTATGGTAGACCAAAAAGTTTCTGAATTTCATCTCAACAATATCTCTAATGGCTTCAGTTCTTCTTTTATGGTCAATTTCGCAAATGGAGTTCCTACGCAGGAAGAAAGAATTTCTTTAGAAAGAAGTTTAGCTAATAAATTTCAAGGAAGTTCTAATGCAGGTAAAGTAATTTTGACTTTTTCTGATGATAAGACTAGAACACCTGAAATATTTCCTATATCAGTAAGTAATGCCGACAAACAGTACCTTGCTTTGCAAGAACTACTAGTTCAAAACATACTCACCGGACATAGAGTAACTAGCCCTATGCTTTTAGGAATTAAATCAGATACAGGATTAGGTTCAAATGTTGATGAACTTAACGCAGCTTTTGAAGTGTATCTTAACACCGTTGTAAAACCTTTCCAAACTCATATTATAAAAGTTTTAGCTAAGATATTTAAGATTAACAATATGGATATGTCTATTTCTTTTGTTCAAGCTAAACCTATTACTACAAGTTTTACTATTGATGATATGAGGGCAGTAATGACACAAGCAGAAATAAGAGAGGAACTAGGATTACCTGCATTAGAAGAAGATGAAATAGTAGATGAGGAAGAGTTTAATAAAGCAGGAATGATAGATGGTAAACCTGTATATAATACTAAAGAGGAAGCTATAGCTAATGCTGAAAGACTTGGGTGTAGTGGTTACCACGAACACGAGTACGAGGGTAAAACTGTCTATATGGCTTGTGAATCTCACGATGAATTAATAAATTTTGGTAAAACAGAATTAACTAAATGGATAGAAGAAGTAGGGGAAGATATACCTGAAGATTGGAATTTAGTAGAAGAAGAAATAGTAGATGGAGAGCATTTAGATTTTAATTTTGAAGCAGAGTTAAATAATATAGCTAAAGAAAAATTAGAATTAGCAGAAACACCTAAAGATACACCTAATAAAAGAAGTAGTCAAGATGGGGTAAATCGTTCATTTAATGATTTTTATAAAGTTAGGTATGTATATGCTACTGATAATTTTTTAACTAATAAATCAGGAACAAGCAGAGAGTTTTGTGAGTTGATGGTAGCAGCTAAAAAATTATTTAGGAAAGAAGATTTAGTATTGAAAAAAGGAAATATAGGTGTAGATAGTAATATTGTTAACCCTGGATTTGGACACGATAATAAACCTTACAATATATTTTTATACAAAGGAGGGCCTCAATGCCGACATTTTTTCTTACGCAAGATTTTCAAAACTTCTTTAAGGAATGCAAAAAGTAAAATTAGTGATAGTCAATTAATAGGTTATACTAAAGCTAAGTCAGAAGGATTTACTGCTGAAAGAAATGATAAATTGGTAGCAATAGCACCACAAAGAATGAAAAATAACGGATATTATAACCCTAAATAATTATGGCATACGTACTATTTATAAGTGAAGATAAGCTAAAAGATTCAACTGCTATCAATATGAACGTAGATGTCGCTTTTTTACTCCCTTATGTGAAAATTTCGCAGGAGAAGTATATTAAAACTAAGCTAGGCACAAATCTGTATGTAGCTATACAAGGAATGATTAGTGGAGGTACTATTGGTATACCTGCTAATGCTAACTACAAGACACTATTAGATGATTACATAGCAGATGTCTTGGTTCACTACGCTTTTTATGAGGTTTTACCTTTTCTTCGTTATAAGGTACAGAATAACAATGTGGTTTCTAAAACTGCTGATAATTCTACACCCTTAACAAGAGCAGAAGCACAGGATTTAAGGTCTGAGATTAGTAATACTGCACAATTTTATACCGAAAGACTTGTAGATTATTTATGTAATAACACAAGTTTATTTCCTGAATTTTCAACAAATTCTGGCGCAGATGTAAATCCTGATTCCAATGCCTACTATCAGGGTATGAACTTAGAAAGACAAATTATAGATGATACAAAAATAACAATAAGAGATTTTTTAGATACTACATACTATTAATGAAGAAACGTTATAAAGTAAAAGAAGTTAATAAAACGAAATTAAAATCATATTTGAAAAATGCCGATACAAAAAACAATACAGGACAGTCTAGAAGTAGCAGCAGTAAACGGAACAGTCCTAAGTGTAACAACATTCACTAATTTAGAAATAGCTTTAAAGGTTATCTTATTAGTGGTTTCTATCGCTTATACAATAGATAAGTGGTATAGTCAAAAAAAAAGAAACAAAAAATAACAATTTTGAATCATTTTAAAATATCTGAATTTGATAGTCCTGATTTAGAAGGTAGTGGTCAAAAAATGGATAAAGTTTTTCTTCATTTAATAGATAAAGCAAGAGAACGAGCAGGTGTACCTTTTAAAATTACAAGTGGTTTTAGAACAGAAGAATGGAATCTAAAGGTTGGGGGTAAAAAAAATAGTTCTAGTCATTTAAAAGGTTTAGCAGTCGATATATATTTACCAAAAAGTTCAAGGGTAAGATTCTTAATTATTAATGCACTTATAGAAGTTGGTTTTAATAGGTTGGGAATAGATTTTAAAAGAGCATTTATCCACGTAGATATGGATAGAACAAAAGATGGAAATGTAATATGGAGTTATTAATTAAATAAATAAAAAATGGATTTTATAAAAACATTAATTTTAAATAAGATGTGCAAAAGTAGAAAATTTTGGTACACAGTTATCGGTGTTCTAACTACACTTTTAAGTGATAGTTTTGGGCTTAATCCTGAAGAAGTAAACAATATGCTGATGAGTTTAGCAGCTTTAGTTTTAGGTCAGGGAATAGCTGATAGTGGAAAAAAATAACAGATACAGATTAAAACCACACGAGATACAAGTCATTCAAAAACTGCGAGAGCAAAAAATAAATAATATATTAGTAATAGGAGATTTGCACGAACCTTTTTGTCTTGATAAGTATCTTGATTGGTGTATAGAACAGTATGAAACCTATAATTGTACAGAAATAGTCTTTATAGGCGATGTAGTGGACAATCACTACAGCAGCTACCACGAAACCTCTGTTGATGGTTTGGGTGGCTTAGAGGAGCTTGAAATGGCTATTAAACGTATATCACGTTGGTATAAGGCTTTTCCAAAAGCTACAGTCATAATTGGAAATCACGACAGACTTATTATGAGAAAGGCACAAACAAGTGCAATCCCATCAAAGTGGATAAAGTCTTATAAAGAAGTATTAGAAGTTCCTGATTGGAATTTTGTAGAACGATATGAAAAAGATGGTGTTCAATTTTTACACGGAGAAGGTGGTACTGCATCTACAAAATGCAGGGCAGATATGATGAATACTGTTCAAGGTCATTTACATACCCAATGCTACACCCAGCACTATGTTGGTAAAAAATTCAGAATCTTTGGAACACAAGTTGGTTGTGGTATAAACCACGAAAGCTATGCTATGGCTTACGCGAAGTATGGAAAAAAACCTGCGATAGGTTGTGCAGTAATCTTAAACAACGGAACAATTCCTATTAACTTATTAATGGATTTGTAACCTAGTAAAACCCTTTTATTTACTTTTTTTGTTAATTATTATGTTAATATAGTTGTTAATTCAATTATTTTATGTATATTTACACTATAATTAAAAACAAAAACTATGAAAACAAAAACACAAATAATCACAGGTCTTAACTCAATAGTAGGATTTGAAAAAGCTGAATTTTATGTTACTGATAATGGAGATTTAACAATGAGCCTAGATGGAATGTTTGTAGACCACAAATGGAACAAAGGAACATTTATCAATAAATAATAATTAGGGGGTGTAAAAACCCCCACTAAAAACAAAAACTATGAAAACACAATATATTTTAAAGCATAAATTAACTAATAAAGAACAGATTATGAATGCTGAAGAAAAAGAAAAATTTTATCAATATCAAAATAAATATGATTATATAGAATCAGAATTATTAGAAATTGAAACAGAAAAAAATTGGAAAGAAGAAATAGGTCTAGCACTAATAGGTATAGCAATAGTAATATTAGGAACTAAAATTATTGTAGAATGGCTATAAATAGATTATTCACACCAACTAGACCTACTCCTAAAAGATTAGTAGCGATTATAAAAGAGCATCAACAAGAATTACAAAAGTTATATGATAAATGTGATAATAAAATAGTTGAAGCTAAATTATATTATTTAAAAGGCACAGAAAGTTTTACTAAATATGATACCATTTTAAAAATGCACTCAGTAGATGAAAGAGGTGGTTATGAAAGTGCAGTAGTAGTTGGTACTGAATTGCAAAGGTGTATGGATAAAACTTTTGCTAATATAACAGGTATTTACTCTTACAATTTAACGGAAGATATGTTAAAACAATATGAAGCTAATAACAAAAACTTAATAATACTATGAAAATGACAATAACATTAAACTATTTTAGAAATTGGTTTAGAAAAAATAAACCCAATTATTATTCTTATTCAGGATTAGAATCTTTATATGATTATTTAACAGAAATAGAATTAGGTGGAAAAGAAGAAGAATTTGACCCTGTGGTAATATGGTCTGATTTTACTGAATATGAAAATATTGAAGAATTTTGGACAGAACGTGATGAAGATGATTATCCTGATATTGAATCAATTAAAGAAAAAACTTTATTAATTGAGGTGGGTAATAAAGGATTTATAATAAAACAATTTTAATTATGATAAACAAAAGCTTACACGAAATAAATACGTTTCAATGTGTAGACAATGAACTGTATTTAAGAGGGAAGGATGAAATGGGAAATGATTTTACAATAGTGTTTGATGCTTTTAATTTTTTAGAATGGATAGATAAAGAGCAAATACAATACATAAAAAAACAAACAATTAAATATATTAAAACAAAATGAAAACAGAACTTATTAAAGAAAAGTACAACAAGTACAATTTAGAACCTAGTGATGTGTTTAAGCATCAACACTACATAATTATAACTAGGAGTGGTATAGAAAAAATACAAGCTATTGAAGGAATCAATATTGACTACACAGTTATTAAATGTGAAAAGGATTTTTGTGTAGTAAAAGCTGATGCAGATAATGGAGATGATAAGATAATACAAACATTTGGTTCAGCTTTAAAAGGAGATTATAAAAATGGTAATTGCAATACTTGGTATGTTATGGAGATGGCTGAAAAAAGGGCTATGTCTAGGGCAGTATTAAAACTTACAGGTTTTTATGAACTAGGTGTTTTTGCAGAAGATGAAAGTGAAGAATTTAAAAAAAATAAATAAATAAATATGAATATAAAAATATTAAAAAGTGCTGATAATTGGTTTAAAAACAATAACATAAATACTTTTATATTGAAAAATAAAATGTATGTAAATATGGGGAATTGTGAATTAGAATTATCAAATGAAGAAATAGAATTTAGAGCAAAAATAAATAGAAAAGAAGTAGATTATAAAAAATTTAAAAATAAATTAAAATAAATAAATAGATATGAATATAGATGGAAAGTTAGTTAAAATACTAAAACAAGAAACAGGAGTTTCTAAAGCAAATAAAGAATGGAAAAAGCAATCCATTGTATTAGAACAAGATGTTGAATATAATAAAGAAGTAGTAATTACATATTTTGGAGATAATATAAGAAAATTAGAATCTATTAAGTTAGGAGATAGTTTAACTTGTAATGTAAATATTTCATCAAGAGAATACAATGGTAAATACTATCACAATATAGATGGTTGGGCTTGTGGAATATCAAGTAATTTTGATAATAGAACTGCTATTGAAGAAGGTTTAGACCATAAAGGTAATGATGATTTACCATTTTAATATGACTGAAAGAGAAAAATTTGAATCAATATGCGACCTTACTACAAATTTAGTAGGGTTGCATAAAGGTGCATTAAGTGATAAAACTAGAAAGGAAACTATACATATACCAAGAATGGTAGCATCTTTAGTAGGTAGGTTGATACACGATATACACCCAACAGTTATAGCTAATGTAATAAAAAGAGATAGAACTTCAGTTTTACATTATCAAAAGTTACATAAACATAATTACGCATCTTTTCCTGAATACAGAGATTTGTTTAATAGGGTATATAATATGCACAATCAAATACTCAATTTAAAAAAGAAAGTTACAAGTAAAGAAAGTTTACGAATGTTATTGGTAAAGTCAGGAGTAAATATTTCTAACAAGAAATCACAAGTATATGTAAAAATAAAAAGTGGAGATGTAGTTTATAAATTAAAAACAGATTATATAGATTGCTCAGACAATATCAAAATAATTGAAGATGCTTTAAAAGATTATAATTATACATTAGAAATTAAAACAATATGAAAGAAAAACCTAGCTACTATGCAATACTAACTGCTGAAGTTAGATACAATAAATACTTAACACCTAATGCTAAATTGATTTATGCAGAAATAACTGCTTTGTGTAATATGAATGGTAAATGTTTTGCTTCAAATGCTTATTTTTCAAAGTTATATGGTAAATCAAAGACAAGTATTTCAAAATGGATTAGTCAATTAGTTGCTTTTAATTATGTTTCTATTGCTTATACTTATAAAAATGGTACTAAAGAAATAGATAAGAGGTATATAACTTTAGTTAATGGGGGTGTAGAAGATAAGTTAATGGGGGGTATTGAAGATAAGTTAATAGATAATACTACAATAAATAATATTACAAGTAATAATATATCTATAAAGGAAAAATTTATTAATCAAGTTATGTTTTTTGATTACTCAAAAGAAATTAAAGAAGATTTTATAAGTTATTGGACAGAAGGTAAAAATAAAATGAGGTTTCAAAAGCAGGGAACATTTGAAATTAAATTAAGATTAGAGAGGTGGTCAAAAAATTCTGTTAAGTGGGATAAACCTAAAAGCAAAGGAACTTCTAAATTGGATTCACAGTTAAGTGAATGGGAAAAAGCACATAGTTTATTATGAATATAGTAGAAGAATTAAAATATAGAAAAGCTATAGAGTTAATTAAAAAAGAAAACTTTATAGAGTTAGATAATTACTTTAAATATAGTGGTAAACAAGAAGTAAACAATAGATTAGTATATTTAACTCCTAAATATAGAGAAGATAATAATTTAGAATTAATAAACGATATGACTAAATATAAGTTAAAAAATTATAATAAATGAAAACATTACAGGATGAAAACATTAAAGAATTAACAATGAAAACTTTAGACTTAATAGCTAAGACTTCAGTAGAATTAGGGCATAGAACAGATGCAAAAACAATGGCTGCTCTTTCTAAGATATTTGCAGATGATTTACAAAAAGAAAATAGATTTAAAAGAATGTCATTTAATCAGATAGAGGATGCCTTCCATATAGGTGTAAGATACTGTGATTTTGAACCTTTTATAAATATTAAAACTTTCTTCAGGTTTATTATAAACCACAAGAAAACCATTAATGATGCTTATTATCAAGTACACACATTAAATCAAAACCCAAGACAAGTACCTTTTTATCAAGAACCCTTTAAACTTTTAAAATGAAAACAATTAAAATTACAAAAGAAGAAATCAAGACAGGTAAAGATGCTATAAAATGGCACCTGAAAAATTATGGTAGTATAACTAGCTTAGAAGCAATTAGAGAATATGGAGTAACTAGACTTGCTAGTATTATATGGTATCTAAAAGAAGATGGGTATACTATACATAGTACAGATTTAAAAAAGACTACAAGATTTAATAGAACAACTACTATAGCTAAATACTTGTATATGAAACCAACACCAATTTATGAACAAAAAATTATATGGGGATAAAATGAAAATAAGACAAACATCAATAGATTGCTATAATAAAATTAAAGAAGAAGGATTATTAAGCAAAAGAAGATTACAAGTATATGAATCAATTTATAACTCTGCCCCTTGTACAGCTTCAGAAGTTTTTAAAGAGAAAAATCTTAAAACAAATCAAAGTGGAAGATTTACAGAATTGCGTGATTTAGGAGTGATTTATGAGAAAGGAGAAAGAATTTGTAGTATTACAGGTAGAAATGTTATAGAATGGGATTTAACAGACAGACTTCCTATAATAGTAAAAAATACTAATAAAAACAAGAAGCAAAGAATTAATGAAGCATTAAATTTATTGCGTCTATTATACAAAAATAAAGATATTAGCACTAATGAGGATTGGAAAAAGGTAGCTGATTTAATTAAGAGTATATGAAAAAGACAATAAGCAAATTAAAAAAAGAGTTAGATAGTTGGTTCTCTAAATACATAAGACTAAGAGATGCTACAGATATGGGTGTTGCTCAATGCTTTACTTGTGGTAAAATTGACCATTATAAAAAACTTCAGAACGGACACTTTCAATCTCGCAGACATCACTTTACAAGATGGGATGAAACTAACTGTCAAGTACAATGTGTAAAATGTAATATGTTTGAACAAGGAGAACAGTTTAAATTTGGATTAAACTTAGATGCAAAGTATGGAGAGGGTACTGCTAATGATTTAATAATTTGTGCAAGGCAAACTATTAAATTGTCTAGGGTAGATTACGAGGAAAACATAACTTATTATAAATCTCTTGTTGAAAAGTTAAAACAAGAAAAAAATATTGAATAGTTTTTTTCATATATTTGACTATGGTCAAACCCATATTTTCAAGTGTAGAGCATAAATCTTATGTAGAGGAATATTTAAAGTTAATGTTATCATTTGTAAAAGAATCATCCTCAGAATCAAAATACAATTCTTTTGTAGAGGTTATAGATTTAATAATTAACTATCATAATGGCTATGGAGAAGATATGGTAGCAAATAATTTTAATGATTGGTTAATGATTCTACCAATTAATCTTTCAATATGTTGTAATGGTTACTTTGCTGCATTAGAAACAAAAAGAAACAGAGAATCATTAAGAGCATATAGAGTTTTGTTAGATAATTATTTAGAAGATTGTGTTATTAATTTAAGCAATTTAAACTATAAAAATGACTGAGATATATCAAGCAGTAGCAAATTGCAGACCAAAATTTGTTGAAATATCCAACTCTTTTACTAAAGACACTAACGAAATTGATGAGGTAGTTCAGGAATGTATAATTTATTTTATGCAGATGAATCCTCAGACTTTAAAAAATATTTACATAAAAGATGGACAGAAAGGATTAATAAGGTATGGTGCAGTTGTAATCAGAAGAAGTTTTACATCTGTTAGAAGTCCTTATTATTACAAGTACAAGAAATATTATACACATATAGATTCACATTCAAGTAATTTAACATACGAACTTACTCAAAGGGATAATGAATCTAATAAAAAACATCTTTACAATATACCTCCTACTGAAGAATATGTTCAATGGAAAAAGCTAGAACAGATTGACAAAGCATTAGAAGATTTCTATTGGTATGATAGGGATGTTTTTAAACTCTACTATTACGAAGGACATACATTAACAGGCTTAGCTAAGAAAACAGGTATAAGTAGGAATAGTTTGTTTACGACTATAGATAAAGTAAGAGAGCAGCTTAAAGAAATATTTGATGAATAATTTTTTTGTCAAAGATAATGTGTATCAAGATAGGTTAGATATTTGTAATGATTGTGTTTATTATTTTAAACCTACAGGAAGTTGTAAAGTTTGCCTTTGCTTTATGTCTATCAAGGCACGAATTGGAAGTCAGGAATGTCCACAGAAGTATTGGTCAAAGACTACTGAAGTAGAACAACCTGCTGATATACCAAATGAATTAATAGAAGAAGTATTATTAATATGGAAAGACATACACAAGGGAATAGCAAAAGACCAAGCAACAAAAAAAAGAATGATAGAAATTTTTAATACAATTTATGGAACTAACTATAAAACTACTACAACTTGCAGTAGTTGTTTAGTAGATTGTTTTAAAGGAATAAAAAGAATATACGATAAATATAAAATATGAAAGATAAAACACCAAATTACTATAAAGGAAAGGTCTATGGCTATAAAGCATTTGATATAATAGAAGATTATGAATTAAATTATAATTGTGCAACTGCACTTACATACATTCTGAGAAGTAATAGAAAACATAATAGTCCTGATGAATGTTTGCAAAAAGCAATAGATCATTTACAAAATGAATTAAAAAATTTAAAGAAAAAGAAAGTGAGAATAAGTCATATATAACTAAATAAGGGAGAGTAGGCAATTTTGCCTAATTAAGCTAATGGGTGTATAAGAACATCCCTTTTAATATTAAATGTTGCTCTCCTTTATTTTTAAAACTAAATACTATGTTAAAATATCAATGTAATAAATGTGAAATACAAAAAGAATTAAGCAAAGTAGTAATGAAAGTGATAGAAGGAAAAGTCGTTAATGTCGGAACAGAATGTCCAAAATGTGGAGAATATATGCAAGAAATTTTTAAGTTTGGTGGTTTCCCAAACATTAAAAGAACAGAGCCTACATTATCTAATAAGAATGATAAACTTTGGAACAGGGCTAAAGATACTATGTCATAATGATTAGTAGATATTTTCAAAATATAAAAAATATACTTATATACTTTGACTATCATAGCTTATTGTTTTGGTGGTGTATAAGCGACTGCCTTAACAATCAGGTATTATGGACAACATATTCTTATTGGTTTGAATTAGGGCAGCCTAATACGTATTGGCTATATCTTACTTATCTTATTCTTTCTGTGTCTATAGTTTTATCATTAAACAACTTAAACTACTTAATAAGATTTATAGGTATGTATTTAGTATTATATTTATTTTCAACTGTTAGATATTGCCTAAGTATTTATACTGAGGAAAACTTTGATTTACAAGACTTTAGGGCTTTGCTAATAACATCTTGGTATTTCTCTATGTGGTTATGGATATATCTAAAACTAAAAAAAGAACAATTACATAAAAGTCTATTATGAATGATAACTTAACTACAATAATTATAACAACAATATCTGTAATGTTTGGTGCAGGGGGTTGGAAGTTTTACGAGTTTCTGATAAGAAACAAAAGAGAAAAAGATAAAGAAGAAAAATCAGAGCAATCTATATATAGAGATGATTTAAAAATCAGAGTAGATAAATTAGAAATATACAAAGATGATTGTGTAATGACAATGTTAGATTTAAAAACAGAACTTGCTAAATTAAAAGTTACTGTTGAATTTTTACAAAAAGAAAACGAAGTATTAAAAATTAAATTACAAAAATAAAAATTAACTATTTCTATTATATAATATGAAGTTAAAAATCAATGAGTTAAAACCAAATCAAGATAATCCTAGAATTATAAAAGAAGGTAAATTTAAAAAACTTGTAAAGTCTATTAAAGAATTTCCTGAAATGTTAGAACTTAGACCAATAGTGGTAGATGAAGATATGACTATTTTAGGTGGTAATATGAGATATAAAGCTTGTGTAGAAGCAGGAATAAAAGAAGTATATATAAAAATTGCAAAAGATTTAACAAAAGAACAAAAAAGAGAATTTATAATAAAAGATAATTTAAGTTTTGGGGAATGGGATTGGGATATTATTGCTAATGAATGGAGTGTAGAACCTTTAGAGACTTGGTCTTTAGATTTACCTTTGTATGATGAAAATAAATACACTAAAAATATAGAAGCACCTAGCTATAAACCAACAAATATTAAACCTGAAATATATCAATTATTTGATGATACTAAATCTTTAGAATTAATTGAAAAAATTAAAAAAAGCAATGTAAATGAGGAAATAAAAGATTTTTTAATTAAATCAGCTTATAGACATATAGTTTTTAACTATGAAAATATAGCAGAATTTTATACACATAATGATAAAGAAGTACAAGAATTGATGGAAGAATCTGCTTTAATAATTATAGATTTAAATAAAGCTATTAAAAATGGATTTGTACAAATGACAGAATACTTAATGAATATACAACAAGAAGATGAATAAAGATTTAGCTATATTTATTATGGTTCACGGTAGACCTGATAAGATGTGGACTTATAATAACCTAAGAAAATCAGGATATACAGGGCAAATTTTTTTAGTAGCAGATAATTTAGATGATACAAGATTTAAGTATAAAGAAAAATATGGAAAAGAATTATTAATCTTTGATAAAAAAAAAGCAGCACTAAATTGCGAATCCGGAGATAATACTAATGATTTAAGAAGTACATTATATTCAGCTAATACAATTTTTGAGTTAGCTAAAGAAAAAAAATTTAAATACTTTTTTATTATGTGTGATGATTACACAGGTTTTTATCATAATTTCAATAAAGATTTAAAGTTTAAAAAAACTGCTATTAAAAGTTTAGATAAAGTTTTTAAAAGTATGTTAGATTTTTATAAGAAAACACCAATATTAACATTAGCTATGGCTCAGGCAGGGGATTTTATAGGTGGAGAAAAAGGAGGTAATGCTAAAGTTAAACTTATGCGAAAAGCTATGAATACTTTTTTGTGTAGTACGGATAGACCTTTTAAATTTACAGGTAGATTAAATGAAGATGTTACAACTTACGTTAACTTAGGAAGGGTAGGCAAATTATTTATGACAATAACAAATTTATGTATAGTTCAGAAAGGACATCAACAGGAAAAAAGTGGTTTAACAGAAGTGTATTTAGATTACGGAACATACGTTAAATCATTTTTTTCAGTAATGTATAATCCATCTTGCGTTAAAATATCTGACTTAGGAACTAAACATAAAAGAATACATCATAAAATTAAATGGAAAAATGCAGTACCTAAAATAATAGAAGAAATTTATAAAAAATAATGGACAAAAGTAGACATATAAAAAAGGAAAGCATTTTAAAAGCATTAGAAAACACTTTAGGTGTAGTAACTATGGCTTGTAAATCAGCAGATATACCACGTTCAACATACTACAAATGGTTAAAAGAAGATGATGAATTTGCTAAGGCAGTTAAAGATATTGAAAACATAGCTTTAGACTTTGGGGAAAGCCAATTACATAAACAGATAGGAGATGGTAACACCTCGGCAACTATATTCTTTTTAAAGACTAAGGGAAAGAAACGAGGTTATATTGAACGTAACGAATTAGATATTACTTCAGGAGATGAGCCAATTAAAATCAATGTAAACATCAAAGGAATTGAATATTGATACTGAATTTACTCATACTCAAGGACAAGCCATTGAATACTTGTTTGATGATAAGACTACGGAAGTTTTGTTTGGTGGTGCAGCAGGTGGTGGTAAGTCTTGGGTAGGTTGTGCTTGGTTAATTCTTTTATGTATTAAATACCCTAAGACAAGATACTTAATGGGTAGGTCTAAGTTAGATGCCCTTAAAAAAACTACACTAAACACATTTTTTGAAGTATGTCAAGAGTGGGGAATCTTAGCAAACAAGCACTATAATTTTAATGCAGGTTCAAATATCATTAAGTTCTATAATGGTAGTGAGATAATACTTAAAGACTTATTCTTATACCCATCAGACAGGAACTTTGATAGTTTAGGTTCATTAGAAATTACTGCTGCTTTTATAGATGAAGCAAATCAAATAACAGAGAAGGCAAAGAACATAGTAGCATCTAGGATGAGGTATAAGTTAGATGATTATGGTATTATACCTAAGTTACTTATGACTTGTAACCCTGCAAAGAATTGGGTATATACTCAATACTATAAACCTGCAAAGGAAGGTACACAAAAACCATACAGACAATTCATTCAAAGTCTTGTTGATGATAATCAGTTTATATCTAAGCACTATAAGAAACAGTTACTAACTTTAGATGAGTTAAGCAAACAAAGACTGCTATTTGGTAATTGGGAATATGATGCAACAAATGATAATTTAATAGAATATGATGCTATTATTAATTTATTTGACCAAAATGGAATGGAAGGAGAAAAATACATAAGTTGTGATGTAGCACGTTTTGGAAGCGATAAGACAGTTATAATGCTTTGGGAAGGTTTACATATTAAAAAGATAAGAAGTATCCTTAAATCGGCTGTAAATGAGGTTGTAGATGAAATTAGAGCTATGCAACAAGCAAACAATGTAAGACTGACTAATATTATAGTTGATGAAGATGGTGTTGGTGGTGGGGTAGTTGATTATATGAGATGCAGAGGTTTTGTAAATAATTCAAGAGCAATAAAAGGAGAGAACTATCAAAACTTAAAGACACAATGCTATTATAAATTAGCTGAAAAAGTAAATACTGCACAGATTGGTATTGAATGTGCTGATGTTAATGTTAAAAATCTTATAATTGAAGAACTAGAGCAAGTAAGAACTAAAGATGCAGATAAAGATAACAAGTTACAAATCATACCTAAGGATTCTATTAAAGATATTATAGGTAGGTCCCCTGATTATGCAGATGCTTTAGCTATGCGAATGTATTTTGAAATAGATGGTAACTATGGAAAGTATTATGTGCAATAAAAAAGGTGCAACCCTTAGATTACACCTTTCTTAACAGAGAAACATTATGAAAACGTAACAAATGTACGATATTAAACTAAATATTAACCTTTTCTATTATATAATATGCAAATCAAGATAAACAAAGCAGGTAAAAAAACTAATTACAATTTAATTAAAAGTTGGGATGATGTAACTTTAGATAAATGGGTTAAACTAATAACCAAAAAAAATAAACTAAAAGCAAAAGAAGCACAAAATACTATTAGTGTTTTATCTGATATACCTAAAAAAATTATTAATGAATTAGCTTTAGGAGATGTAGCTATTTTACTCAAAAGAATAGCAGATTTACAAGCTAAAGAAGATACTAAACTTAATAAAGTTATTACTATTAATAATGTTAAATATGGTTTCCACCCTAATCTTGAAGAACTTACTCTTGGAGAATATGCAGACATTGAAACATATTTAAATAATGGAATGGAAGATAATATAGATAAAATTATGGCTGTATTATATAGACCTATAACAGAAGAATTAGATGGTAAATATAGTATAGAAGCTTATGGTAAAAGTGATTTAAGAATGAGGGCTGAAAAGTTTAAGAAGATGAAAGCAAAAGACATATCTAATTGTCTGCTTTTTTTTTGGACTTTCGTAAAAGAACTGTCGAAAATTTTGCCATTGTATTTAATGGAACGGAATCAAATGATGATAGACAAACTGTCACGGAACAATTTGCAAACAAATGGGGCTGGTTTGGTGTGATGTATCGATTAACAAATGGAGAAATTATTAACTTAGAAAGAATAACAAATCTTAGCTTGTATGAATGTTTGACTTGGCTAACTTATGAAGCAGATTTAAACGAAACAAAATCAGTACAAAAATGACATACTTTAAAGACTACAACAATACTATAGACACCTTAAAGAAATTAGGAGAGCAACACTATATGATTAAGACTATAACAACAGGAGATATTTGGGAAGTTGATTTAAAAAAGAACTCATACTTTCCATTAATGCATATTACTCCTGTTAATGCTACAGCAGGAACACATCAAATGACTTTAAACTTTCAAATATTTATAATGGACTTAGTATTTCCTGACTTAAGTAATGAACAAGAAGTCTTATCTGATTGTCTACAAATATGTAATGACTTAATAGGTACATTTAAAAATGGGGAAAGTCTTTTATTATCTAATCAAGGTTTAAATGATATACCTAAATACTTTACGGATGGCGATATAAGTTTAGAACCATTTACAGAAAGATTTGATAATGCACCGACAGGTTGGGTGTTTACTTTGCCTGTAATAATAGAAAACGAATACAATACTTGTATAGCACCACAAGCAACAACTGATGCAATACAATAATGTTTGAGATACTAAAGAGATTAAATACGATAAAGATGGATAAACTAACAATACAACTAATACCACCAAAAATAATATGGCAGATTTAACAACAACCCTTTCTGAATCAGTAGTCTTAAATGGTGCAGTCAGAGGAACAACAAACACAACAACAACTACAGGAATAAATAATGTATATGAAAGAATTGTAACTTGTACGATAGATGAAATTACACATCTAGCAACTTTTGATTCTGATTCTTTTGGTGCAGCAGTTCAGATAGATAAACAAGATGTAAAATATATTAGAATAACTAACTTAGATGCTACTAATGCTTTAGAATTAGCAGTAGTTGGTGCAGCTACATTATACCAAGTAACTTTAGCAGCAGGTCAATCACATATCTTAGGTGCAGCAGTAACTGTTATGTTAGCTGAAGCAGATACTAGTCCTAGCTTTGGAACTATGGCTGACTTGACAAGTATTCAAGTTGAACCTGTAGCTACTTTAGATGTAGAGATATTTGTAGCTAGTATCTAGTGATAGCTTTAGAACGATACTTAAATAGCTTTGGACAAAGTGTAGTTAATAAATCAATAGGTAACCTCAAAAAGAAGAAGAAAGATGTTACAGGGGGTTTAATTAATAGCATTAAATTCAATGTAGTTAAAACTGCTAATGGTTATAAAATAGATTTTTCTATGGTGGACTATGGTAAGTTTGTAGACAAAGGAGTATCAGGTGCAGGTGGGGAGATAAAGACAGGAAAAAATAAAGGAAGCTATTCAGGTAGTAATAAGTTTACAGATTATAAAGGACAGACAATGCAAAGTCCATTTAAGTACACTAATAAACAACCACCTACAAAGGCTTTTGATAAGTGGGTAGTAATGAGAGGGATAGCACCTAGAGATGCTAAGGGTAGATTTATAACAAGACAGAGTTTAAAATTTGCAATAGCTAGAAGTATATACATTAGAGGTATTGAAGGGATAAGTTTCTTTCAAAAACCATTAGGATTAGAATTAAAGGGTTTTGCTTCAGGTTTTGGTAAAGCATTAAAAGAAGATATATTAAATAATTTAAAAACAATATGAGTGTTATAATAGAACAACAACCATTATATAGAACATTACCTGTAGGGCAAGATATAATATTTACAGTATCAGAAGATGTAATAGTAGCAACTAAATATAACGTAAAGTTTGTTGCACAAGTATATGTTGCTGATAGTATTAGTAATTTGGGTACTATTAACTCTTTAGTATCTACATTAAAAGTAACACCTAATAATACTGGAGTTGGTATATTTTCTTTGCAACCAATATTAGAAAGCTATGTAAATCCACAAAATGAAGGTGTTGATTTATTAAACCAAAGTATAAGTACTTATAAAGGTGTAGATTATAGTTTAAACACACCACACCCAATTCATTTAATAGATAAATATTGTACTAATAAAAACAATTCTAAATTCTTTGCAGTAGATTTTAATATAGAATATTATGATACTGCAGATTTAATAAGACTTATAACTTTAGCGCAACCTTTTAAATCTATAAACTTTTTGGTTTTTAATGGAGTATTAGATTATGATTCAGTATTAAAAAAGACAGGTAATAACTATGGGTTTAATCTAAATGGAATTGGATTAGTAATGAATATTGCCAATGCTTATACAGGTTTATTAGGTAAGTTTATAACTAATGCACCATCTACTCAAGATGCAAGGCTAACAGATTATGGTACGTTTTCTTTCTTTAATTATTTAAATGGGCTGATACAGGTAGGTTCAGTAAATGGAGATAGGGCTAGTTATTTAAATATAACTCTATATGATAGAGCAGGAAGTACATTGGGGAATGTTATAAGAGTAGACTGTACTATTGCTAATGGTGGTTGGGATAAGCCTAACTCATTATCAGCAGCTCGGATTATGTATTTTGGAGTTTTCCCTGCTAACCTTGATGGTGCTGCTTATACTGATTGGACAACTAATAAAGCAAATGTATCTTATTATACTGTACAAGTCTATGACAATACTGAAGTAGCTATTAGTAGAATATACACTATAAATATTGTAGACAATGCCTGTAAAGGATATGAAGCAATCAGACTAACTTGGTTAAATCAATACGGAACTTGGGATTATTATACTTTTAGAAAGAAATCAGTAAAATCTTTACAAACTAATAGAACTCAATATACACAACAAGGAGGTACTTGGAATGAATCAACATTTAGAATTAATGGTTATAAAGGTGGTAAGAAAAACTTTAGAGTAAATACAAAACAATTAATTACTGTAAATACTGATTTTATATTAGATAGCGAAGCAGTTTGGTTTGAGGATTTAATTAATAGTACAGATGTTTATTTACTTAATGAGTATTCATCCACAGATAGTTTAGGAATTACAAACAAATATGTAGAACCTGTAAGAGTAACTGATTCAAGTTATATAAGAAAAACTAAAGTAAATGATAAACTTATTCAATATACTTTTAATATAGAAAAAACACATAATAAACGAACACACTCTGTATAATGTCAGTACAATTAGTATTATATCCTCAAAGTTATCAAGGTGTATATTCAACTACATCATACCCTGTTTTAAGTGAATATGTAGCAGACACACCTTTTTTCTTTTTTCTTAATTGGTTGCCTAATTATGATGTTGCATCTTCATCTTTAGACCCTTCATTAGATGCAGTTACAAATAACCCACCAATACCTGCTTGGAGAACTTGGAGAAGTACAGGGGGTTTTTATGCTAATGTTACTGCACCCAGTGAAAGTTTTTTTGATAGATTAATATTATATTCAAATAATGGTGCTATTTCTAGTAGTGGGGTATATCAAAAAGTACAAAATCTAAATGTAGGTATCTTATATGAATTAAAAATTAAGATTACACAAGCAGGTGCAGGGGGTACACTTTTAATAGGAAACCCTAACTTAAATACAACTCTTGGTGGGGGTATGACTGCTAACTTATCTACATCAATCACAACAACACATATATTAAATTTTACTGCTACAAATACTGAAGAAACTTTAATAGTAGATTATAGAAATAGTAATGGTTCTACAATTAATATAGAATCTATAAGCATAAGAGATGCTATTAATGCACCATCACAAGGTTATGGGGATTTATCTGATGGGCAAGTAATTTGTGATTTATACGAGGAAGAAGATATACCATTAAGTCTATCAGTAGATAATTTTAAGAACGTAGCTGAAAAAACACAAAGCTATTCTAAGGACTTTAATTTACCTGCAACTAAAAGAAATAATAAAATATTTAGTCATATTTTTGATGTTACAAGAACACAAGATGATTTGAGTTTTAATCCTTATGTAAAAACTAAATGTATTCTTAAACAAGATGGATATGATATTTTTAAAGGTTATTTAAGGTTAATAGATATATCAGAAAAAGAAGATGAAATTAGTTATAATGTAAATTTATATTCTGAACCTGTAGCCTTAAAAGATATATTAGAAAATAAAAAATTTAGTGATTTAGATTTCTCCGAATTAGACCACGATTATAATAAAACTAATATTAAAGCAAGTTGGTATGATAATACAGGAATAACATTAAACAACCCATTAAGTGTTGATTCTAATGCTTATAAAGCAGCTTTAGGGGTAAATAATACTGATGTATTAAAATATCCTTTTGTTAATTGGAAAGGAGATTTAGATTTAGATGTTAATAATTTTCCTGTTTTAAATACATTAGAAGATGCTTTTAGACCTTTTATAAATTGTAAATATATTATAGATAGTATTTTTGATGACACTCCATTTACATATAAATCTGGATTTATAAATTCTACTGATTTTACTAATATGTTTATGGACTTTAATTGGGGAACAGGAAATGCACCTAACGATACTATACATACAGGTAAAACTCAATTTCAATATTTACATACTCAAACAATTAATACTGCTTGGGTAAATTTAGATTGTAATTCTAATAACTTTTCAAATGAATGGGGTTATAATCAAGCTACAAATATCTTTACTTGTATAGCTGACAATACAGTATATGATATAGTAGCTAAAGCAGTATTTACTTGTCAAGTAGCAGGAAATGCAATTAGAGTTAGATTATTACATACAGATACAACAGGCGCACAAACAGTAAATAATTTCCAAAATCAATATATAGGTAATGTATCAGGAACATATTTTTACAACACTACTTTAAATATACCATTACAAGCAGGAGATACATTAGAGTTTCAAGCACAATCATCTGCACTTAATAGTTTTGTTTGTGTTAATACTAGCCCTGTTCAATTTGGTGCAAGAATATATGGTAGTGTTACAATAAACAGAATGACTAACTCTATTCTTTTACATACATTAAGAGGAGAATTAGGACAATGGGAATATTTAAAAGGTTTTATAAATATGTTTAACTTGGTTATGTTACAAGATAAGGATAATCCTAATAAAATTATCATAGAACCTTACAATACAATATTTTCATTAGATGCAGTAGGAACATCTTTATTAGAAAGAAATATTAAATATGATTGGACTGATAAAATAGATGAAACAGAAATAAAATTATCTCCTTTAGATTTAGCTAATAAAACTATGTTTAAATATGAAGATGATGATGAAGATTATCCCACTACATATTATAATAGTTTAAATCTTAAAGATTATGGAAGTGAACCACATCTAGGTTTTAATAATGCAATAAGTATATTAGCAGGAGAAAAAGAAATAAGTGCCAAACCTTTTGCTGCTACAGTTATTAAACCTATTGCAGATTATATAAATGATTTGATTATACCTGTTATATATTCAAGTAATGATGACCAAACTGAATTTGAAAGTTTTAATAATAAACCAAGAATATTATATAAAATAGAATCAAGTCCTTATCAATTTACAGGAAACACTACATATAAAATACCTAAACAAAATGGTGTTTCAGGAGAACAAGCTACAGGGTATTTAAGGTTTTCTCATACATCAGATATATTAAGTTCTCCTACAGATACAGATTTAAACTATGGTACAATTCAGTTATTATGTGGAGATAGTCCACTAAATAATTTATATCAAAAATATTGGAGTAGATATTATAATGAATTATATAATGCTGACACAAAATATATGATATTAAAAGTTAATTTAAATGCAGCAGATATAAATGATTTTGATTTCTCTAAAAATGTAATGATAAAAAATAAATCATACAGAGTAAATAAAATAGAATATAAACCTAATGACTTATCAACCGTTGAATTTATACTAATAGGATAATGGATTATTTAAGAAACTACAATATAAAACCAAAAGAAGTAACAAGTACAGGAGAGGTTATATTTACTGATGGAACTTATGACTTTCCACCTAATCAATTAGCTTGTGAAGCATACGGATATACTTTTAATCAAGCCACAGGTACTTGTTCAGCTTTTAATTATAATTCTAAATTACAAAACAATTTTTCTAATATATTAAATAATAAAAGTGGAGGGAATACAGATAACGGAACTAAAAACACTATTCTTAATGGACAAGAAAATATTACTAAAGGAAACAATTTTAATAATATATTAAACGGAGAGAAACACCAGATAGAAAATGGTATTAATAATTCTGTTATACTTAGTGGTTCTTATGGTCAAGCAGTAAATCAAGGAGAAGTAATTTTAGGTGGTGGAGGTTTTAATAACTCTTTAGGATTAAGTCAGCAATCATTTATACAACAATCTGGTAAAACTACTGATGCTACTGAAACTGCTTTATTAACTCAATTTTTACCTTTGACATATATTCAAAAGGTAGCTAATTCTGTAATAGCATTTGAAGTAAATGTTATAGGAGTTCATTTTGGTGGTGGTGCAGGAACAGTAGGAGAATATGGATATTTTCAATTAACAGGTGCAGTACAATTTACAAATGGATTAGCTTCTGACTATCATCAAACAGTACACGCATTAGTTCCTCACGGACATAGTGGTTTAAACTTAACTGGAGAGATGAAAGATGTTACTGCTACTTCTTTTGGTGTTCACGTTACAGGTATTGCAGAAAACAATATACAATGGACTGCAAGTATAAAATTATGGCAAAATAAATTAACAATAACTTTTTAGATATGGCAGAAGAAATAGTATTTAACGTACAATCAAATATAAAATCAGTTACTAAAGATACTGAAGATTATACTAAATCATTAACAGGTGTTGAATTTGAATTAGATAGAGTAAACCAATCATTAAAAGCATCAAATAAATTTTTAGCAGACCAAAAAATAGAATTAATAAATTTAAAAGCTAAACAAGATGCTATACCTAAAGGTGGTTGGTACGCAGGTATGGATAATCTTAATAAAAAGATAAAAGAAACAGAAAAAAATATTAAAGAAGAAGCAGTTGTAATAGGGCAATTAAAAGAAGAACAAAAAAGTGCAAGTAAAGAAGTTTCTAAATTTAATAAAGAGTTAAAAGAAACTAATAAAGAATCAAAAGATTCTATTGGTAATTTTAAAGTTATGGGTGTTTCTTTAAATGGTGTAAAATCATCATTTGGAAAAATAATACCACTTGCTAAAACTATGTTTGGTACAATAAAAGCAGGAATACTTAGTACAGGTGTAGGTGCTTTGCTTATAGCTTTTGGTTCTTTAGTAGCATATTTTACAAGTACAAAGAAAGGTGCAGACCAATTAAAAGTAGTATTTGCAGCTTTAGGTGCAACAGTTAATGTATTAAAAGATAGAATTTCAGGTGTTGGGGAAGCAATTAGTTTAGTGTTTTCAGGTAAATGGAAAGAAGCAGGGGAAGCACTTAAAGGAACATTTGCAGGTATAGGTGCTGAAATAAAGGCAGATGTTGCTGCTATGACTGCTCTTGAAAAAAGAACACAAGCATTAAGAGATGCAGAGATAGAATTTACTATACAAAGGGCAGAAACAAGAAAGGAAATAGAAAAAGCAAGACTATTAGCTGAAGATGAAACAAAATCACAAGAGGTTAGGATAGCTGCATTAAAAAAAGCATTAGATTTTGAAACAGAAACTACAAATAAAGAATTAGAATTAGCAAGAGAAAGGGTAGCTATACAAGAGGAACAAATGGATACTGCTGAAAATTTAGTAGAAGCAGAAAAACAATTAGCAGATTTTAAAGCAGATTTAATAAATAAAGAAACAAAATCAATAAGGTTACAAAAAAGAGTACAGACAGAAATTAATGAATTAGAAAGAGAATTATTAACAGAAAAGAAACAAAGGGCTAAAGAAGAACAAGATATAATAAATAAAAAAATAGTAGCTGACCAAGAACAAATGGACTTGGAAAACCAAGCTAAATTAGATGCTTATAACAAATTAAAAGCCCTAGAAGATGAAAACTTTTTAGCATCTATAGAAGATGAAAAAGAAAGGGCTTTAGCTTTATTAGATATACAATATGATGCAGAATTAGAATCATTAAGTCAATATGAAAATTATTTAGAATTAAAAGAACAACTTGATATTAAATACAATAATGCAAAAGAAGCATTAGATACTAAACAAAAAGAATGGGAAGAATATACTACAAAAGAAAGGTTAGGATTAGCTAGTGATGCTTTTGGGCAGATGTCTGAAATAATGGGTAAAGAAACTAAAGCAGGACAAGCAGCAGCAGTTGTTCAAGCAGGTATATCTACTTATTTAGGCGCACAAGAAGCATATACATCTATGGCTAAAATACCTGTAGTTGGACCTGTTTTAGGTGGTATTGCAGCAGCAGCAGCAGTAGCTATGGGTTTAAAAAATATAGCAGCTATAAAAAGTGGTGGTAAAAGTGGTGGTGGTTCTACTAATATACCTGCACCATCAACATCAAATACACCTGCACCTGAAATGTTAAGTGGTAAATTTGAACTAGGAAATGTAGAACAAGAACAACAACCTGTTCAGGCTTATGTAGTTACAGATAATCTGACAGATAATCAAAACAAATTGGCTTACATTAGAAGGAGAGCAACAATTTAAAAATCAAATAATAACTAATTAAATCTATTATATTATATGCCTTGTACAAAATGCGATAACGGAAAATGGAAGTGGGGAGAAAATGGAGAGTGTAAATACGATTCAAAAGATGCTTGTGAAATAGCTAACCCTAAACATTATAAGAATTTAAAGTCTACTAAGATAGTAGAGTTAATTATTAGTGATGAAAGTCAAGAACTTACTATTGATGCTATTAGTTTGGTTACCAGTCCTGCAATAGAGCAAGACTTTGTTTTCTTTGGTAAGGAAAAAACTAATTTAACATTTGCTAAGATAGATGAGGAGAAAAGAATGTTGGTTAGTCCTGCTCTAATACCAAATAAACAGATTTTTAGACACGACCCAAATACAGATACTGACTACTATGTTTATTTCTCTAAAGATACTGTAAGAGAAGCTAGTCAGCTTTATTTGAAACATAACAATCATCATAAAGCTACATATCAGCACGAAGATAGAGTTTCAGGAGTATTAACTACTGAATCTTGGATAAAAGAAGGAGATATGGATAAATCTAAACTTTATGGCTATGACCTTCCAAACGGAACTTGGTTTGTATCTATGAAAATAGAGAATGATGAAATTTGGAATAAGATTAAAGATGGAGAATTGAAGGGTTTAAGCATTGAAGGATTTTTTATTGATAAAATGGAAAAGATGTCAGAAACAGTTAAACCAACTAATGAAGAAATACTTTCAGCATTAAATGAAATCATAAACGATGTTAAAAATCAAACAAACAATAAATAATTCTATTATATAATATAAAAAACTAACTATGGATTTAAAAAAGCAAATATTGGTAGCACTTGGTCTAAATGATGAACAAGCAGAAGTTAATTTAGAATTTCAAGCGAAATTAGAAGATGGTACAATCATTGTATCAACTGCTAAAACTTTAGAAGCAGGTTCAGACATTTCTGTTCTAACAGAAGATGGTTCTACAATTTTATTACCTGAAGGAGAATATAAGACTGAAGAAGGTCTAGCTTTTTCTGTTGTTAAAGAGGGTGTAGTTGCTGAACTATATACTGATGAAGTAGAAAAAGAAACTGAAGGAGCACCTGTTGAAGAAGAAGAAGAAATGGCTGAAGATGATGGTAAAGAAGCTGATGTTGAAGATTGGGCAGGTATGGAGAAACGTATCCAAAATCTTGAAGATGCAGTTGCAGACCTTAAAAAAGATAAAGATGGTGGAGATGATGAGGTAGAAGAAATGGATTCTGATACTAGTAGTTCTCCTAAAAAAATTAAAACTACAGAAGAAGTAGAATTTGAATATCAAGCTAAGATAGATGAATTAAATAAAAAAGTAATTGAGTTATCTCAAGAACCTTCTGATTCTCCTGTAGACACTAACAAATTTAGCACAGACAAAAAAGATTTAACTCCTGATTTTAGAAAAATGACTAAGAGAGAAAGAATCTTATATAACATAACAAAATAATTAATTAAAAAAATAACTAAAAATGGCTTTTACACTTACAAGTAATTACGCAGGAAAGGCAGCAGGATTTTATATTTCGGCTGCACTTAAAGAAGCAACATCATTAGAACACTTAACAGTTCTACAAAATATCAAGTTCAAAGAAAACATTCAGAAGATGGCAGGTTCATCTTTAGTAAGAAACGCAGATTGTAACTTTACAAATCACGGAAATCTTGCTTTAACAGAATCAATCCTTACTCCAAAGAATCTACAAATAAATATGGAGATTTGTAAGATAGACTTACTTTCAGGATGGGAAGCTGAACAAATGAAGGCAGGTGCTTGGAATAGAAACGCACCTAAATTTGAGGACTATGTTATTTCTTACTTCACACAACATATTGCTGATGGAGTTGAAGGTTCTGTATGGTCAGGTGCTGCTGCAACTAACGGACAGTTTGAAGGATTTTTAACTGCTGCTACAGGTGCTTTTGCAGTAAATGGTAATACTGTACCAACTGTTAACGCAGGGGGTGCTGCTGTAGCTTATAGTGCTACAAATATCATTGAAAACTTACAAACTATTGCTGCTGCAATCCCATCTACAGTTTATGGTAGAGAAGATTTAAGAATATATATGAATTGGAAAACTTACAGATTATATGTTTCAGCTATCTCTACTTTAGGATATGTAAATATGTACTCAATGAATAACGAATACGAAGCTACATTTGAGGGAATCAAGTTAGCAGTTGTTTATGGAATGCCGGATAACCAATTAGTAGCTGCACAAACTTCTAATCTTTTCTTTGGAACTGACCTCCTAAGTGACACGACTATGCTGAAAATGCTAGATATGAGTCCTTTGGATGGAAGTGAAAATTTAAGATTTATTGCTAAGTACACAGGTGGAGTTCAGGTAGGAATTGGTGCTGAAATAGTACATCAACAATAGTAAATAAATTAATAGAAAGGGAGAGTAAAAACTCCTTTTCTTTAACTTTTAAAAAAAATAAATATGGCTTGTAATTTAACGCACGGAAGGGGAATACCTTGTAGAGATTTAGTAGGGGGGGTAAAATATATATATTTTGCAAAATTAAGTGATATTGTAGCTGCTAATACAGTAATAACTGCAGGGCAATTAGCAACTTTAGATATGACTACTGCTGATTTTTATAGATATTCAATTAGAAGGGGTAATGCATCTGTAACAGAAACTATTACAGGTTCAACAGAAAATGGAACTGTTTTCTATGCTCCTTCATTAAATGTAAAATTAACAGGATTAAGCACACAAGACCAAAATGAACTTAAACTGATGGCTCAATCACAAGTGGTTGCTTTTGTTCAATTAAACCAAATTTTAACAAATGGACACAATGTTATAATGGTTTTAGGTCTTACAAATGGTTTAGACCTTAATTCAGGTACTAATGCTTCAGGTGCTGCCTTTGCAGATATGAATGGTTATGATTGGACTTTTGAAGGTTCTGAAGTAGACCCTATGATAACTTGTGAAGATTATACTACAACTCCATTAGATAATGCTACTTATACTTATGGTACTATTGTAACTTCTTAATAAGGTTTTACATATAATTTAAAGAGAGCTACTTAGGTAGTTCTTTTTTTTTCCAAACAAAATCAATGTTTTTCTATTATATAGTATGATACACGGACAATACGGACAACCTTATACTTTTTACACTACAACGGAAGAAAGAAGATTAGATAGGTCAGTACCTAGTTCACAAATTAGGTTTCTGTTTAAGTTCACTAATAATATGGATAGAAATGTAGTTTATGCTTATGGGCAAAGTCAGTTAGTAAATAATAGATACACTAAAGTTAGTATGACACCAAGTACAACTGCATTACAGGATGTATTTACAGGAGATATTAACTTTATGCCTAATGGATATTGGTCTTATGAAGTATATGAAGTAAGTTGGGCATCTCCTAGCCCTAGTTTAAGCGCAGGAGAGGCACCAATAACAGAAACAGATGTATTAACCCCTCCAAGCAGTTCTAAGGGCGTAGTGCAAGGATTAGTAGAATTAGGAAAATTATATATAAAAGAACCAACAGGTGGGGAGGAGGTACAATATGAAGAATATGTTAGACCTACACAAACAAATTACGTTTACGTTAGTTAAATAAATAAAAAAAATGGGAATAAAAAATACACAAGCATTATTAAATGAACAATTAGGAGGATTAGGTGGAGTAGAGATTTTTACTACTGCTGCACAAACAGGTAAAGATTATTACGCAATATACTTTGTACAGGAAAGTATAATATCTGCTATTACTATGGCTAATTCAACAGGTGCATCAGCACTTATCACGACTGTACCTGCAGGAATGACTTTATTTGGTAATACAACTGCAATTACACTTACTAGTGGTTTAGCTATAGCATACAAAAACTAATATAATGAAGTTAGCATTAGGAATGTCATTGCCTTCAAGTAATAAGGGAGGATTAACACCTACTCAAAAAATAGTAAATGATTTTAAAGCTAGAGTTATTGCTGATGGAGGGGTATTTGAGGCTAAGGCTTGTTTAGATGCACAATTAGTAATATTAAATAATATACAATGAGTTTATTAGATGATGTAAGTATTGTAGTAACACCAAATGGATATAAGGCAGGAGAACTATATGCTGTTATTCCTGTACCTACTGAGGGTGCTGAGCAAGTAACTAATGGTGATTTCGCTACAGATACAGGTTGGGATAAACGAAATGGTAGTACAATAAGTGGTGGTGTAGGTAATGTTATAGCTAATGGAGATTTAGGGAATACAGGGAATAATTGGTCTTTAAATCAAGGCGTTGGTATGGTTGTAGGTAAGTTATATAAAATAAGTTTTAGTGCAAGACAAACAGGTGGTACGGGTAATTTACAAGTAGGTCAAGCATATACTGCAGGTTTCAGCCAAAACATAACATCTGGTTTTGTTAATTACTCATTTATTATAACTCCTGCTGATTATGGCGTTAATACAGAGAGAGTATCTATAGGTGGCTCGGTAATTGGAGATACTTTTGAGGTTGATAACGTATCAGTAAAAGAATACACAGCAGCTGATATGGATGTTACAAGAGCAACAGCAGCAACAAGAGTAGATGAGGATGGATTAGTTAATTACGCAGAGGTTTTAGGAAGTGAGGAGGTTACTAATGGAGATTTTGCTACTGATTTAAGTGGGTGGACTATATCAGGTAATGATGCAACACATACTGTAACTTGGACTGCAAGTGGGGCAAGGTTTCAATCCGACACTACAAGCCCTGTAATGGAATTTAAACAATTAAACCTATTAACATCAGGTAAACAATATGTATTAACTTGTAATATAGCATATACAGGTGTAGGTCAATTAAGAGTTAATGTAGGAAGTAATTTAACTGCTTTTACAGAAGGTGCAAATACAAGATATTTTTCTGCTACATCAAGCACAATGTCTTTTCTAAGAGAAAATGCAAATGTAGATGCTATAATTTCAAACGTATCAGTAAAAGAACTAATAAGAGATAACGTACCTCGTATAGACTACTCAGGAGGAGGTTGTCCACATATATTAGCAGAGCCACAGAGGACTAATTTGGTTACAGAGTCAAGTGATTATAGTGGGTACTCTAAGTCATCTATAAATATTGTTAGTAATATATCTACAAGTCCTGATGGAAGTGTTAATGCAACTTCAGTAACTAATACGAGTACAGGTCAATCACACATTAGAACAGGCTTTACAGCTTCTTCAACAGGGGATTACACGGGTAGTTCATATATTAAAAAGCAAGACTTTGATTTTATTTATGTAGAGTTTGGAAATGCTTATGCTTGGTTTAATATATCCAATGGTACTTTAGGTAATTCAGGTAATTTTGGAAGTGGTTGGACTTTTGTAAGTCATTCAATAGAAAGTGTAGGTAATGATTGGTATAGAATATCTATTACTGCAAATAATACAATTACAGGTGGTTATAACTTTAGACCTTATCAGCCAACATCTGCTAATGGTAATTATACTTCAGGTTCATTAGGAGATTCTTTTATGTGGGGTACTCAAGTAGAGCAAGGCTCTTACGCAACATCTTACATTCCAACATCAGGTTCAACAGTAACTCGTAATCAAGACCAATTCACAAGAGATGGTATATCAAGTTTAATTAATAGTACAGAGGGGGTTTTTATGGTGGAATTATCACCTTCTTTTCCTGCTGGAACAAGACAGATTTCGCTTAACGATGGAAGTTACGTAAATAGAATAATTATAGAGGTGAGAAATAGCGGGGGTACAATTAAATGTCTTTTAGTTTCTTCAAGTGTAGTACAAGCCGAAATAGATTATACCGTAAGTAATATTTTAGATTATTATAAAGTAGCAATAAGATACGAATTAAATAATGTTTCCATTTGGGTTAATGGTTTGCAAATTGGTTCTACCGACACATCTGCCACTATGCCTATTGGATTAAACTCTTTTTCTTTTGACGGAAATAGTTTAAGTGGACTACCTTTTTACGGTAAAGTAAAACAACTACAAGTATACTCTACTGCTCTATCAGACGAACAGCTTATACAACTTACAGGTACATCAGGAACTGACTTTTATGAATCATATGCAGCAATGGCAAGTGCATTAACATATACAATACAATAATGGCGAATCCAAGTTTACAAATAGGCAATTCAAATTGGGCAATAAAAGAAGATAATCTTTTAGGTTACAGTGCATCAGGAACAAGGTTCTTTCCTATACCAATTACAATGACAAGAGCAACAGCAGGTACTAGAGTTAATTCTAGTGGCTTAGTTGAAACTGTTGAGTTGTTGGGTAGTGAGTTAGTGGTTAACGGAGATTTCACAAATAATGTAACAGGTTGGAATAAATTTAAATCAAATGCAACAGAATCTTGGAATTCAGGAGGGTATTTAGACTTTACAAAAACAGGTGTTAGTGGTAGATTAGGTTCTGATGTATCAT